TCAGTCGCGGTGTGGGGACCGTGAAAAAGTCAGCGCGGGCGCACAAGCGCAAGTCGGTTGAATGCGCGGCCTTGGCTGACTCCTACGCGGCTGGTGTCGTTGAAGGTGATATTGTGGCAAATCGTCGCATTCGGGCGGCGTGTGAGCGATTCAGGGCAATGCGGGCAAACCCAGCTGCCCACAATTTGTGGTGGGATGATGACGCCGCCGAGGCTGTGCGGGTGTTTGCGCGCAAGTGCGGCAAGGGCGTTGAAGAGCAAGCGGGACAAGCGTTGGAGTGGTTGCCATGGCAATGCCTGGTCGGCATGGTCATTCATGCCGCCAAACGTGTTGTCGACGGCACGAAGACCGACTATCCGGTGTTTAAGGCGCTGTTGGTGGTTGTTGCCAAGGGAAACGGAAAGACCGAGATGGCGGCAGGGCATCTCATGGCCGGGATGGCCGATCCGACGAAGCGGGTGGAGTTTGCTTCGAGCGCTCCGAACGGCGCTCTGTCCCAGATTGTATTTAAACGTATGCGGGCAATGTGCACGACCCTGAACGAAGTCAACGGCGACGGCGTTGAGTGGCAAGCAAGGGGCGCAACGACTCCTGCAATTCCAGGCAAGGTAAGACATGGATTAGCAGAGTTCACGACCTTGCCATGCACGGATAAGGCGTTAGACGGCCGAATGGACCGCCTCATCATTGCCGACGAGGTTGCCCGCATGGATAAGGGCTTTGGTCGAGCAATCACGGGGCTCTCTAAAAGCCCAAAGGCGCAGCTTTTTGCAATCTCAACGCCAGACCACGAACAGCGGACACGGCCAATCTGGGCTTACTGGGACGCTTGCGAAAAAGCACTTGAGAACGGCGAGCCGCTTCCCAATGGATGGTTCGCGCTGCTGTACGGCCTCGACCAAGAAGACCAAGCAGATGATCCAAGCGCATGGCCGAAAGCGCATCCATCGCTAGGAGTTACAACGCAGATTCCAGATATTGAAATGCAAGCCCGAACCATGCTTGGCTCGGGAGATCCAAAGCAAATTGCAGAGTTTGAAACCCAGATTGCATGTCGTTACTTTGAACTCGCCACGACCGACATCGACCTCGCCGTGCTCGAGCGGCAGATGCAGCCGGCCGACTGGACCCGGCTCCAGGGCGCGCCGGCGGTGATCGGCTTGGACCTGTCCCGCGGCGGCTACGGGCCGCAGCTCGACCTCACGACCCTGTGCCTGATGGTCGTGGACGGAGGCGTCATCCGGGCGCGGAACGTCTCCTGGTGGGCCGGTACCGACATGGGCCGCGACGAGAAGCGGTGCAAGCAGCCGCTCGGCGCGTGGGTTGAGCAGGGCCACCTCCGACGAATGCCCGGCGAATGGCACGACATGAACATTGTGGAGGCGGAAATTGAGAACCTGATGCACCAATTCGGGGTCAGAAAGATCGGCGTAGACCCGCACCCGAGCCAGGCGAAGGACATCAAGCGATGGATGGACAAGGGCTGGCCGATCGTCCCGGTGGACCAGTCGATCCGCACGATGGCACCCGCGTGGAAGCTCTGGGGCGACCTCCTCAAGTCGAAGCAGCTGCACTACGAGCCCGACCCGGTCCTGCGGGCGGCGCTGAACTCGGTGCGCCTCATCGCCGACAACGTCGGCAACATCCGCCCGGTGAAGGGCCGCAGCTCGGGGAACACCGACGCCGTGGTCGCCGGGAACATGGCGGCGCTGCTCATGGAGCACCACCAAGTCCGCACGGCGACCGGGTTGAGCGCGTCAACTTGTCCGCTCGGATAGACCGTGTTTGCCGGAATTGGCCTTGACGATTTTGGGCACTTGTGTTCTATGCGACCGTGGGCTTCTTCTCACGGTTCTTCGGATTCAAGTCGGGCGTCGCGATCTACACGCGCCCCGAGCCTGTCATGTCCGGCCCGGCCGATGGGATTCCCGCAGTCCTGCGGGCGACGCAGCTGATCTCGGCCGACATCGCCCGCCTGACGGTCAACGTCTACGACAACGCAGGGCAGAAGCTGCCGGATCACCCGGTGGCCATGCTCCTGAACCGTGACGCGAGCCGCTGGCAGTCTGGCTACGAGTTCCGGCGGTACACGACCTCGACGGCGCTGATGCACGGCAACGGGCTCGCGCTGATCCGCCGCGGCTCGGACGGCTCGGTCGCCGAGCTCCAGCCGGTGCCCGCCAACGCCATGAGCGCCGAAATCCGCGACGATGGCGTCGAGTACCGCGTCGGCCAGACGGTGCTCGCGCAGGATCAGATCCTGCACATCGGCTGCTATCCCGATCACCTGAACCCATGCTGGTACCGATCGCCGCTTGAGGCGGCGCGGTGGACGATGCAGCTGGCGGCCGACGAGTCGGCAGCCCATGCGTCGCTCGTCAAGACGGGCAGCATGGGAAAGGTCGCGATCTCGCACCCCGGCGCGATGAGTGACCAGACGGTGCAGGCCATCCGCGACGCCTGGATGAACATGCATGCGACGGCCGACGGCGCATCGCGCCCGTTGATCCTGCGCGAGGGCATGAAGGCCGAGAAGATCAGCGCCGAGACGTCGGGCACCATGCTCGAATCGCGGCGTTTCTCGGTGCAGGAAATCGCCCGCGCTTTCGGCGTCCCGCCGGAAATGCTGTTTCAGCAGGGCGGCGGCGCGCTTTCAAGCCAGGCTGAAACGGCCCGCGCATACGCCGACGGAGCCATCGCCGCATGGGCAAGCGCTTGGGAGTCGGAGCTCACGCGCAAGCTCTGCGGCCCCGGCGAGACGGTCCGCATCGACACCACCCCGATCACGCGGGGCAACCTCCGCGACCAGGGGATGGCGTTCTCGAAGCTGGTCCTCGCCGGCGTGATGAGTCCCAACGACGCAAGGCATTACCTCGGGTTGCCTCCCGTCGAAGGGCTCGACACGCCGACGGTCAGCATGCCAGGCGGCGCAGCTGCGGCCACCGGGCCCGAAAACGAGGAGGGCGACGGCAATGCTTGAGGTCCGTACGACGAGCTTCGAGCGCCAGGGCAATCGCCTCGCCGGCTACGCCGCGGTGTACGACGCACCGAGCCATCCGCTCGTCATTCGCAGCGTCAACGGCGGCAAGCCGTTCACCGAGCGCGTCGCCCGTGGCGCATTCGACCGCAGCCTCGCCGGAAACATCTCGCTGCTCGTCGGCCATGACCGACGCGAGCTGCTCGCCAACACCAAGAGCCAGCGCCTGAAGCTCGCGAGTGATAGCCGCGGGCTGGCGTTCGACGTCGAGTTGCCCGACACGCAGCGGGCGAAGGACGTCTATGCGCTGGTCGATTCGGGCGTCCTGTCCGAAATGTCGTTTGGCTTCTTCGTCCGCTCGGACGCCTGGAAGGGCACCGAGCGCACCCTCGTAGACGTTGATCTACGCGAGGTGTCCATTGTCGAATCCGGCGCGTACCCGCAGACGGCCGCCGAAGCTCGCACCTACAGCCGGGCGCTTGCCCGTCTTCGTCTGCGGTACCGGAGCATCACGCTATGAAGCAGGCAGAGATCATCGAGCGCCGCAAGGCGATTGAGACGGAAGTCAACGGCATTCTCGCGCACGACGAGATCAGCGCCGAGCAGGAGGCCCGTGCGACCGAGCTGATGGACGAGCTGAAGGAGCTGAACCAGAAGCGGTCGGCGGCCGAGCTGCGTGAGAAGTTTGCGAGCCACACCGTGCTGGCGAAGGTCGGCAAGGAGAAGCGCGAGCAGGCCGAAGAATGGCGGTCCTCGACCGAGTACCGCGAGCAGTTCATCGGCTACCTGAAGGGCGGTCGTGCGCCGGAACAGCGCGAAATCATCTCGACCGCTTCGAGCAGCATCCTCATCCCGAAGCTGTACGAGGACGGCATCCTGAAGTACCTCGACGCGAACACCGTGGTCCGCAACCTCGCGGACATCCGCACGGGCGTCCAGGGCTACCCGACGCTGCGCTACAACAACCTCGAGACGGCCGGCTATACCTCGGCGTGGACGCAGCCTGACACGGGCACCACGGCCCGGACCTCGATCGACCCCGGATTCACCGAGGTGCCGATCGCGCCCGTCCCGTGCATCCCGTTCACCCAGGTCAGCCAGCAGCTGATCCGGCAGGCCAATTTCGACATCGAGGCCGAGGTGATGGACACGCTCCAGCGCCAGCTCTCGAAGAACCTCGAATGGGGCTATGTCGGCGGCTCGGGCACCAACGCGCCCACGGGCATCTTCACCGTGAACGCCAACGTGAACATCGTGTCGGACACGTCGACCGGAACGACCCGAGCCCTTGCGGTTGCGAAGGCTACGGTCGCAAACCTGTCGAAGATGCGCTACGAGAAGCTCCCGGCCGCGTACTGGGGCTCGGCGGCGTGGATTCTCCCGCAGGACGTCTACGCGTCCATCGCGGGCATCGTGGTCAACGGTGTGCCGATCTTTGTTCCGTCGGCTGACGCGGCGCTCGTCGGCGCGGCTCCGTTCACGCTGATGGGCCTGCCCGTGTACGTCACCGAGTACCTCCCGGCGCACGTTGCGACGGCGACCACCGGCAAGAACGTGATCGCGGTCCTCGGCAACATCCGCGACGGGTTCTCCGTGCGCGAGTGGGGCGGCATCGGCATGATCCGCGACGAGATCACCGCGGCCAGCTCGGCCCGCGTGATCTTCCAGGGCATGGCGTTCGCCAACTCGGCCTTCACCCGCGTGAAGTCCTTGGTGCAGCTCCAGGTCACCAACGCCTAACGGTTCTTCTCCTCCCATCGGCAGGGGCGTCGGGCTGCACCCCCGACGCCCCTGCTTGAAGGAGCACGATGCCCCTGGACCTCGCCAAGTTCCGCGCCTGGGCTCGCATCCCTCACACCGAGGACGATCCGGCCATCGGCATCGCCTGGGCGGCTGCCGTGCGCGAGCTCGAGGAGCGCACCGGCTGGGTCGTGGACCCGACCACCCGCACGCAGTACGTCGGCGTGGAGCCAACGAACACGGAGAAGCTTGTACTTCTCTCCCGGCAGCCGGTGACCATGGTGGTGTCGTTCAACGAAAGCGGATTCTCGTATGAGCATCCGCTGGTCACAATCAACGGGCTCCAGTACGCCAAGCTCGATCGCGAGATCGTTAGCGGCGTCGAGCAGGACGCGACCAGGACGTACCCGCTCCTCCTGACCGTGAATTGCGGCTCGAACACGCTGAACCCGCTGCTTGAAATGGCGCTGTTACAGCGTGTCACGCAGCACGTTCAGAGCCGCGGGGATGACACCGTGGTGCTTTCGAGCGATTACTGGGATCGCATCTCGGGCCTCATGGGGAAGGGGATCGGCTGATGGCGCATGTCCCGCATGGCATGATGCGGCTCGTCGCGACGTTGCAGAACCCCGCAACGACGGTGGACGATCTCGGGCAGGCCGTCGAGACATGGTCCGACGTCGCCGTGATCCCCATGCACATTGAGCAGCTCGACACCGCCGAAAGCGTGGACGATGGCGGCCCGGCGATTCAGAGCAACTACCGAATCCTGTGCCCCTGGCACCCGTCGATCTCGACTCGCAGCAGACTGCTCTGGTCCGACGGCGGCACGACGCGCTACCTCAACATCCGCGGCGCGACCGACCGCGACCAGCGTCGCCGGAACATGGAAATCATCGCCGTCGAGGTGGTGCTGTGAGCGCGACCGCCGTCAAGATCAAGCTCGAAGACGCCGAGCTGCGGCGCACCCTTGAGCGGCTGCCCATGAACGTGAACGAGGCGCTTCGGAAGCGCGTATTCCGCAAGGTGCTCAAGCCGTACGTCGGCGACCTCGGGCGGAAGTGGCTCATGGCCCGCTTCCGCGGCCCGTCGATGAAGCACCGACTCGCCATTTCGGCCGCGACTGAAATGACATCGCCGCGCCGGATGCAAGGGCAGGCGGGCGTCATCGCCGCGCAGATCGGCGTGCGGTACGGCCGCAAGGCGAAGAACTCCAGCGTCGCCAAGGGCCGCCAGCGGGTGTTCCACCTGTTGGAATCCGGGTTTAAGCACAAGGCGAGCGGCGGGCGCGTCGCCGGGCGATTCATTTCCTATCGCTGGGCGCTGTTTAACGTGCAGAAGATCATGCGCGAATTGAGCGCCGAGGCGCTGCTCGAGGCCAAGAAGCTGCTCTCGAAGGGCGGAAAGCCATGAGCGTGCTTGCACTTGAAAAGGTCGCCAAGGCGCTCCAGCAGCACATGGACAACGCCGTGACGGCCGACGTCGCCGTCGGGATGCGTCGGCCGGGCTCGCAGACGCCCGCGGTCGTGTGGGAAATGACCGGGGCCGAGTGCCAGGTAACGCAGCCAGGGCAACCGGCTGCGTCGTGGATCGTGACCTGTGAGGTCAACATCTACGGCGACACGGCGCTCGGCGTCATCCAGGTGGCCGATGACATCGTGGACTACTGGGACAACCCGACCACGTTGGGCGCGACGTACGCGAAGCTTGTGCTCACGGCGATCTCGACCTCGATTCGTACTGAATCACAGGCAGACGGCTCCGAAGGCGACGAGCGCGTTTGCACCATGACCTTCACCTTCCAAGGAATCTGACCATGGCACTTATCACCGGCTTCGGCGGGACCATCACCTTCAGCGGCGTGGCGTCCGTCCAGGTGCGTTCGTTCACCCTCAACGTCGAGCGTGCGTCGTTTGACGCCACCACGCTCGCCGACTACCGCGAAAAGCGGCTGCCCGGCCGCATCCGCCGCTCGGGCACCCTGACACTCCTGCGGCAGGACGGCGCGACCGATGACACCCTGCGCGGGCATCTGTTCCCCAACGACCTTAACGCGGCGACCACGGGCACCGGCGCGACGCTAACACTCAAGTACGTGGACCAGGGGACCAAGTCGTTCGACGAGTGGGGCGCTGGAACCAACCCCATGAGCATCCACATCACCTCGGCGTCGATCAACGACAACGGCACCGACCTCGCCTTGTGGGAACTCTCCTGGGAGGAGCAGTAAGTGCCGATCCCGATTGAGCAGCTCACCGCCCGGCGGCGCACGGTCACCATCGAGGAGATTGGCCCGCTGGTGTTTCGCGAGCCGACCCTCGCCGAAGCGCAGACGTCGGCGACGAACCCGTACTGGTGGGTCACAACCATTGAGTGCACCGACGGCACCCCGTTCCTGACGAACCCCAAGGAAGCGGGCACCATCCGCGCCGACCTCGCCGCGGCGCTCCTCGCCGAGGTCAACCGCCAACGCCCTACGGTCGCGCCGAGCGCAGGCTCTGGCGCATCGCAAGTCCCGAGCAACGCATGACCATGCCAGTCGGCCTGTCATCCCAGGAGCTGACCACCGAGGAGCGCATCGAGAATGCGCTGGTGGTCATCGCCTGTGCCCTGACCGGCAAGCGGCCGAATGCTCTGTTCCCCTGGATAAAGGGTTCCCATGGCTGACAAGAGCATGAAGTCGACCATTCAGGTCGCCATGGACACCTCGGGCGTGGTGAAGGGCGTCGCCGCGACCAACAAGGAACTCGACAAGCTCAACCGGACGGCCCGGCGCACGGCCACCGCGACGAGCATGACGGCGGCGCTCGGCGTCGCCCAGGCTGGCTTCGGGGCGCTCCAGGGCCTGATCTCGGCGATCAACAACCGGGTTGACGAGCTGAACCAGCTAGCGTTCAAGTTCAGCCCGGAGGCCGCAGCTGCGAAGGGCCAGCTCACGGCGGCGCAGATGCAGGCCGACGTCGCCGTCGGGCAGGCGCTCGGCGCGGGCGCGGCCGCCTCGGCACGCGAACAGCAGTTCCGCGTCGAGGAGCGGGCCGCCCGAGTCATCGAGCAGGCACCCGACATGAACGCGGCGGCGGCGTTCTGGACAAGCATCTGGGAGAGCACCAAGGCGGTCGCCGGTGCGACGCTCGACCAGTTCCTGATCAACACCACGGGCGTCCTGACCGGCCAGGGCGCGGAGCGGACGATCACGGGCGCGGCGTTCGAGGCGGCTGGCGGTATGGGCTTGTACGGCGGGCAGGGATTCAACCTCGGCGGGTCTGCTCGCGGCATGGCCTACGACGAGCCTGGCATGATGGAACGCCAGACGCGGGCGCTTGAGAACATCGACCGAAAGCTCGGAGGCTCCTGATGGGAACGTGGTCGAACATCGAGGTCGCTGGCAGCCGGTCGCACACGCTGTCCGACCGTTGGGGTGAACAGCGGCTGACGTTGCAGTACGTCCTGCGGTGGGTGCCGGCAAGCTCGGGCGACACGTTCCCAGGCGAAGGGCACATCCTCGACAACCTCCCGGTGCGCCCGCAGCAGCGGTTGCCGTCGTTCTTCTGGTCCGGCGGCGGCGTCAATGACATCACGAAAGGCTACATCTGCCGCTCGGTCAACGTCACACCGGCGCGGGAAGCCGCGTACGTCTGGAACGTGACGGCCGAGTTCACCTCGGTCGAGTTTGAATACAACGACAGCCCATGGGGCATCGGATACGTCAAGCAGACGCGCACCAGCGGCATCCGCCAGGTCGCCGCGTGGCGCGACGCGACGCCCCCGGCCAACGGCACCGCAGCATGGCCTGCCACGGCTGACATCGCCGGGACCAAGATCGACCTGAACGGCAACCCGAGGACCCGCAAGGTCAAGCAGCAGACAATCCAGATCGAGTCACTTGTCGATCGGACGCCGTTGGCGCCCGGCACCGGCTCGGTCGCCTTGGACCCTGCGTGGGGCACTTGGTTGAGCACCTACGTCAACAAGCGCAACAACGCCGCATTCCTCGGATGGCCGATCGGCACGGTGCTATGCCAGGGCATCGCCGCGACCCTCGACAACGAGGTATGGCGCATCACGATCACCTACGTCTACGACGAATGGTTCCACCTTGAGCAGCTCGCCATGCCACACCCGACGGGCGAGCCCAAACTCCTCCCAGGCGTGACCATCGCCGGAACGCAATACATGCAGGCTGCGACGGTTGTGTGGTACCAGCCATACAGCGCGACGGCCGACCTGAAGGCGCTGTTTACGCAGCCGATCTACGACCAGTTCGATAAGGCAGGGCCGACGTACCCATGACGTACATGCGCCCCAAGTTCGAGCAGGGACTGTTCGGTTCGGCGAACAAGTTCGTGTGCAACCGGTGGACCGACTCCTCGGAGCTGGTCGCCGAAAGCACCGAGGGCATCCGCTGGGCGCAGTCGCAGCTGGTCCAGGGGAACATCGTCGCGCAGGGCTTGTGCAGCATCACGGCCGCGGCAACGCTCGCCACCAACCGGTGGACCTACACCGTATCCCTGTGGGTACCAGCGTCGATTTCGGGCGCTGGCATCTCCACCGTGACCGACCCACGGTTCAATTACACGACGTGCCGAAACTTGCGGGAAGAACACAATACTGCGACTACGGTAGACGGCATGGACATTACCACTCCACCTAGCACTATTGGCCCGGTCGGTAGCGTGTGGTCTGGTTCCGCTTGGACTACTTCAAACCTCAATGCCAAGTGCCTCGTCTTCGTCGTGTACGACCTCGGCGGAAACGCCTATGCGTTCTTCGACCGTCCGAATCCCATCCGCTGCACGGAGGTCTAGCCAATGCCGAATGTCACGATCCAAACTCCCATCGTCAACCTGGTCATATGGCCGGGCGAGCTGCATTTCCTGACGGTGTACGTCCGCAACGCCGATACAGGCGGGACGTTCAACTGCACCGGCTACACGCTGAAGGGCAAGTGGACCATCGGCACGGCGACGGGCACGATCAACGGCACATTCGTGAACGCAGCCAACGGCCACGGCACGATCACGACGTCGAGCGCCACCACGGCCACCTGGCCGAACAACGCCTGGGGCACGTTCACCGTGTTCCTCGATGACAACGCAAGCACCGAGAATCTCAACGTGACCGAATTCACCTTCCGTACCGCAGGAGTGGACATCCCATGATGGGCTCAATGATGCGCCGGGCTGCAATCGCTGGCGGCGCCGCGCCGAAGCGCTTGCTATCCGATCTCGTCGCGGGAACCGGATACGTTGACTTCGTGGTTGTCGGCGACAGCAACGCCGGGAACTTCGATTCCGTCGGGGCTCGCGGCTATGCCGGTGGGTTGTCTGATGCGTTGGACGCAGCAGTAGTAAAGGAATACTCCACGGCATTCGGTGAGCAGGCCGCAGCTTCAACGACGTACCCTCGGCATGGTGCTCCGTACACCACACCGAATTGCCAATTCAGCGTCCATACGAGCACGACGTATGGAACGACGTGGAGCCGCAATTACAACGGAACCGCGCTCCGCATCAATACGCTCGAACCGTATTGGAAGCCGCACTACTTGAAGATCGACGGCGTACTTAAAGACTTTTCGTACCTCGAGAGCACAAGCTCGCAGGCTTATTCGTCGATCTGGATGAAACTCGAGCACAATGCGGCGTCTATCGGCCGGATTAGCGTTCGTGACGCCTTGACGGTGCGCTTCCACTACGGAGCACTTCCACACACTCCGAGCACAGCACAGGTATCGACGTGGTTGTTCCTGACCGCAGGCGGCACCGTTGCGGCGGCGCAGACATCGACGCTCTACAACACGACGGCCAACTGGTTCGTCACCTATCTGGATCGCACCGTTTCGGCTGACGCGGCTCGAACGGAAATGCAATGCACCACCGGGGCCAACACGGTTGGAAAGGGACCAGTCGCCTTCCTCGGGTGCTCTGCGTTCAAGACATCGCAGCCGGGCTACGGCATTCAGATCTTCACCAACCACAGCGGATCGACTTCTACTGCTATTAAGGATGCGATCTCGGATGCGAGTGGCTGCGGGACTTACCACATCTACACCTACTTGAGTTTGCTGGCGCAAAGGCAACTATCGGCAAACAACGGAACAGCAGCGCCTCGCGTGATGGTCTGGCTAAACGTCGGAATCAATGACGGAACGGCCAACGCGACGGCCAATTACGTTTCCAACGCTTCTGCAATCGTCGCGCAATTTAAGGCAGCGTGGCAGCTGCTCGGGTATTCCGAAGCCAACCTCGGTTTCCTGCTGTCGGTATCACACCCGACGCCGACGTTCAACCCAAGCGGAGCGAATGCTGCGGCGACGGCTGCGTTCGCCAATGACCCTTCCGTTCGGTTCGTCGATATCTCGACGACGTACACGAACTGGACGCCAGCGTATTCAGGCGCGACCAACGCGCATCTGACCCAGACGGGGTACCAAGACGTCGTATCCAACCTCATCGCCAAGGTGCTCGCGTGAAGGCCGCCGCGGTCATCCTCCCGCTTACCGGCTGCGCGTCGGCCACGGCGATCATTGCCCAGGAGACGAACACCGTGCGCGGCCGCGCCGGCAGCGCCAAGCGGCACCTCGACGCCGCCCAGGCCGACCTTGACGCCATCGAGGTCGCCGCGGCCGAGGTGCACCAGCAGGTGGCCTACGTCTCGGATGACGAGCACCCCGTCTACCAGACGCTTCAGTACCTCTCCATCGCCGTCATTGCTGCGGCCATCTTCGGCGCGATCTACTACATCAGAGGTCGGAAATGACGCTCCCCACATACGCATACACGCTCTGGCTCCTCGGGCTCCTGGTCATCACGTTCGCCGCAGGCTGCTCGGTCGGCCTCGGCTTTGCAGCTCGCCGCGCACCTCGAAAGGCTTCCCATGCTCGCAAGCGTTGAATCGTTCCTTGGCTCCCTGTGGTTCGGGCTTCTCCTCGGCGTGACCGGGCTGGTCGCCGGGTTCATCTACTGCCGTCGGTCGAAGAAGTGAGTCGGCGCCGCTGCTGTTGTACGCCTCAAAAGCCGTTCAATGATGACGGCGTGTCTGTCACCATTACCGCGTTAGAGGTCGAATGCGGCGTCCTGGTTGAGTCCGTAGAGGCAACAGGAAGGACGTTCGACACGTCGCAAGAAGCTGCGGCAGGGTGTTTCGAAACCAGTTTTACTGATTGTGATCCAGACGGCATCCCGGACAGCGGAGACGAGTTCCAAGGCGTTGAATACACGCCAGCTCTCAATTGCATCCCAAAGGAATGCGGTTGTGATTGCTCATGCTCGGTGGATAAGGACACTTCATGCCCTTCTGAAGGGACATACGCCACAGCAAGTTCGGGCAGCTTTTTCAATTCGTGGACGATCCCGTTTGTATCACGATTCGACCAAGCCAATTCAGGGACGTTCTTTTTTGACAACGGAACAACCGTTTTTGGTACCGGTTACACCGCGTTTGCCACCGCAAACATAGAGCGGTACGAAGGGAACTACGATCCGCGTAACTCCGTCACTAGTGGGACCGACAACATAAATGGCTACCTGTGTTGCACCGATGCTGCAAGCGGTTCGACCGCCTGGATTCGGATTGAATATGTCCGAAACGCAACCTACACCCAAGACATTCCAGTAATTCGCGTTCAAGGTTCAGCGATTGCCTACAAAGATTGGACCGTCGAAATCACGGACACGGAATGCGTGATCCGCGACAATCTAGGCGCATTGGCTTATACGTTCTTGCTTTCGGCGTACACCATTGACGGACTACGGATCGCGCTAGACAACTTGACCGAGGTGAACGCGTTCCGCGATGGCGCAACCGCGCTAGCGTCGAACTTGCGAAACGTGACCGCGCAATACATCCCGGCGCAAGCAGCGCAAACCATTAGTTATGCAGGCGCGGGAACAAGCGCGTTCGTAGATATCCGGTTTGCCGGAGATGAGGTGGAGTCGTATCAAAAGCAGCTGCTCACGCGAAGATATTCTTGCTACAGCGGACCGGGAATGATTGTTCTACAGGGCGTGATCTACATGAAACGCCATTCCGGAACCGAAAACGACTTTCGCTTCGGTTGGCAGTTGAGTTACGACATTAGTGCAGAATCTGATTGCGACCAATCGGATCCATGTTGCCGAGACTGCGGCCGTTCGTTTTTGGGAGGTTTGCCACTTTGGATGACGACCGCGCCGAATGGCGCTTGCGTTCCATCGGAAATTGGCTTGCTTTATTACCCACAGCCATGGGTGCCTTCTGTCGGCATTCCAACTGGATGGGCCGAAGGGAACGTCTTTTGCCCGGCTCAAAGCCCGTTTTGGGCTGGCGGAACGAGTTCAACGGGATGGGAATCATCAAATGTAACCGAACCAGCTTCTTCGACGACTGTTGAGGTTTGCCGATCATCTAACACAGCAGACCCCTTTCAGGTAGGTTGTGAGGAGCAATACCATTGCATGATTAGGAAGACGACGAACACGCGTCTAACTCGTCGTATGTTCATGGTGCAAAGGAACTTCTAATGCGCGTTCAAGTCCGCCGTATTCCGCTGAAGGATTTGGGGAACGCTGAACATGCGGCTCGCGCATTTGCGGAAGAACATCGGGCAAAGTTTCTGCCCGGCCTCGGCGACGTCATCGCCGGTGCGACCAAGGCGGTCGGGATCAAGCCTTGCGGGAAATGCCAGCAGCGCCAGGCCGCGTTGAACCGGGCGACGCCGTCGTACGTCCGGCGGCTGCTGGCGTGGCTGCGCGCCGTGCCTGTGCCGCAGCTTCGGCCTTCTCGGCGGCCTTCAGCTCGTCCCGGTCACGCTTCGCCCAGGCGTGAAGCATCCCCCGGGTGACGCCTTCCCGAACGACGTAGAAGGCCACGATCACAGCCAGGACGTAGAAGAAGCACGACCCGAGCGCGGAACCCATCTCGCTGCGGGTCGACTGCCATTCCTCGGTCGCAGCTCGAGCATCAGCTTGCTGCACCGCCCGGATATTCACCCCTTGCTGCTTCATGCTTCCATGCTACAGTAAATGCATGGAAATCCGGGCGGCCATCCGAGACATGGATCTTCAGCGGGGAGAGTGGTGGATCTGCAAGCGTGACGTCGACCGCGACTGGACGCTTACGGCTGATCCCTACGCGCCCCAATGGGACTGGCGCGTAAAGGTCGGCTCCAATAAGTCTCGCGCCGTAAACAGGTTACGCGCTTCCGAACATAGTGCGTACAAATTGGCGCGCGACCGGAAAAAACTGGCGACGGCGCGACAGATCGTCGATATGCTGCGAAGCGCAGCGCGGGACCGTGTTTAACATAACACGGATCATCGAGACCGTTTCTCGGACCGCGCTGCTCATGGGAGCAGCAAATGTCGGAAAAGACAGGCAAGAGAGGACGTCCGCGGGTTCACGCCGATGAGGCGGTGTCGTTGCGTTTGGGCGGCGGGTACTACAAGGCACTCGCCAAGCGTGCAGCAGGGCAGCGTCGCACGATCCGCCAGCAGCTCGAATGGGAACTGGACGAGATGCACGCCCCGGTGCTCGATCCGCGGGAAGGGGGTGCAGCGTGAAGCACGAGATCGTGCCCGTCTCGACGGGCCACCTGACCCCGATGCAGCGGGTGCAGCGCAACGAGGAGGCGGTGGCCGCGGTGGCCCACGCCGTGAAGAAGTCGTACATCAAGCGGATCGGCGACAAGGGCTACCTCATGGTCGCCGGGGCGCAGGCGGTCGGTTCGAGCCTCGGCTACACGACCGCCGTCGAGCAGCTCCGGTACGTCCCGCCCACCGAGCACTTGCCGGGCTACTGGGAGGCGACGGCCGTGGTCTACGACCAGGGCGAGATCGTCGGCCGCGGCATCGGCAGCGTGTTCGAGGACGAGCGGCAATGGTCAAAGCGTGACTATTTCGCTCGCCAGATGATGGCGCAGACGCGGGCCACCGGCCGTGCGCTGAAGGGCGTCATGGGTTGGGCGACCGCGCTGCTCGGTGCCGAGGCGAGCCTCGCCGAGGAGATGCCCGCAGACGGGTCTACGGTGCCCCAGGAGGCGTCCGAAGCGCCGAGACGGCTGCCGAGCCCACCGAAGGCTGCGAGCGCCCCTAAAGGGCAAGAAGGCGGCTTTCGCCGCGTTCGCAGCGTTCTTGCGGCAATCCAAGCCAAAGAGTCCAAGGCCGGCAAGCCGTACTGGCGCGTCGGCCTCGAGGCGCAGGACGGCGTGACCGAGTGGTTCACGTCGTTCGAGGAGGTGTCGATCTCGCCGGGGGTGCTGGTCGAGGTGACGCTGAAGCCGTACCGGGATGGCGAAGTGGTCGCCGACGTTGTCGCCGTGACGAGCGACGAGGAGGTGCCGTTCTGATGGCCAAGCTCTACCCGAGTGACGTCTGGCGCATGGGCGACTCCCTCGACCCGATGGAGAAGCTCGTCGCGCTGGCGCTCCTGGACTACGGCGACCGGATCTTCCCGTCGCAGGCCCATGTCGCGGTCAAGACGGGCCTGTCCTTGGCGACCGTCAAGCGCGTGATGAAGACCCTGCGCGGCAAGATGGTAATCGTGACTAAACGGACCAAGCGGGGGCTCGCCTATGGCTTCGTGATGGCTCAGCCTGACACCGACCATGGTGTCAGCGTGACACCACCAAAGTGTCAGCCTGACACCGGAATGGTGTCACACAGAGCCACTAACTATCCCAAGAACTATCCCACCCAACCACGGGCGGCTGACGCCGCACCGGCGGGGGGGTGGGATCTCTCCTGGGAGGTCCGATCCCGGATCGGCGTCCGCGACCCTCGGGGCGACCCCGACGCGCAGCTGCGGGTCGCCCGCCGGCTGATGCGCGAGCACGGCCTGTCCGACGCCGACGCCCAATGGGGCTGGCGGCTCCTGTGCGAGCACTGGGCCCGCACCGGCAACGCACCGTACGACACCCTGCACCGGATCACGACGAGCCTCGAAGGCGCTCGCGACGTCCGGGCGGTGGTCATTCACAAGCTGAAGGGGGTGGCAGCGTGAGCGACCAGCAACGACGCATCCATGAGATCACCACGTTCCTCGAAGTGAATCGCAAGCACCTTCCAGGCGTGGTGGCGACGTACCTCGAGGAGCTGCTGTACATCTACAAGCACCTCGCGGCGGCGAGTGCTCGGCAGACGCAGGAAATCAGCGACCTCCGGGCCTTGCTGTACGGCAACCCCGACGCCTTGCATGACCGCGAACCGCCAGCGCCGCCGCAGAAGTTTCGCCAGGGCGGATGGGTGGACGCATGACCCAGTCACGCACCAAGGGCAAGCGGGCCGAGCTCGAAGCAGCCAAGGACGTCGGCCAGCTCCTCGGCGTCCTGTTCCACCGGACGCAGCAATTCAACGGCAAGGGCGCTGGCGACATCGAGCCGATGAACGGGCCATACACCGTGCATTGGGAGGTCAAGCACTACAAGGCAGGGCTTTCGTGGTGGGTCAAGCGCAGCGCAGACACGGCGCTGCTCGTCGCAGGCGAGCTGTGCTACTGCCGGCTGAACCATCTGCCAGGCATCCTGCGGCGCAACTACCTCGCGTACAGCAGCGTCACATGCGGCTTCGCCGAGCGCTGGATGGCGCAGGCCGTGCGTGATGCGAAGACCGACCAGGTGCCTGTGGTGGTGTGCAGGCAGGATCGTTCGCCTTGGCTGGTGGTGTGGCGTCGCGAAGACACCGAGCGCATGATTGACGCCATGAACGGGATCGCGAATGCGACGGTTTAGGTTCGAGGGTGGGCTTGGGAAGGCATACGACCATGGCAAGTCGATGCAGCATTCGCGTGGCGGGACATGGACACGCATTGCGAAGCAGCACAAGGCCAACAACGTGCAATGTGCGAAATGCGGTTCGATTGTTGACCTCGAAGCGGATCACATCGTGCCGCTGCACCGTGGTGGAACCAACGACGCATCCAATCTGCAAAGCCTTTGCCGACAATGCCATACGATAAAAAGCGCGTCGGAAAGGCCATAAATCGCACCCCCCCATCGGGGCCGAGGGGGGTCGATTTGCATGGGCAC